TTTTTTCATACATTACATCAAGATACATTTGAAGTGTTTCGTGTAATGCAGTACCAAATGTCATATGAATACTTTGTTCACGGACTTTATGACCATCTCTATATTGTAATGCCCATTTTTTAGGACATTGAGTATACATAGATAATTGTGAATAAGAAATATTCTTCTCAAACGCAAAATTAACTGGTTCGGGGGGATTATTTCTTATTTCTTTAACTATTTTAGGAAGTTTTTTCTTCTTAGCCAAATCTAATTGTTTAAGTCGTAAATATACGAAATTTTTTTACGGTAACCAAATAAATTACACATTTATTTCTCTTTTTATCCATTCAATTCTAGTACTATCTCCTTCATACTTATCTTTAAAGTACGTTAATTTATTATTATAATAGTACATAGCTTCTTCGTAAGTAGTTATTTGATGATGTTGTAAAAATTCTAAATCATGAGAAACAAACCATCCAAAAAAATTAGTAAAATAAATACTACATACAGATAGATACTCAGGATTCCAATCAAACATTTTCCATTGATTACAATTTGGATCTAAAGGTGATCCTTTTTCAAATAAAATAGCATAATCATCTCTTACATCATATAAATTTAAACCTACTTCTAGAAAAGCAAATCCAAATTGGTTTTGTATATCTTGACCTACTTTATATTCTTCTAAAGCATGATCTACTTTTTTATCTAAGCTAGGGAGTTTGCCATATTTAGAGTAAATTTTCATTAAAGTTTTACTTGAAGCAATACCTACACTACTTCCAGCAATTTTTCTGTAATTATTCCATTCATGAGGTTCTCTAACAAACATACAAAGATAACCGCAATCATTATATGAATTATGTTTATTAACTAAATAAGTATCCCAATTATCTTGAACAAAGAAATAATCATCTTCATTAAAAACATAGTAATCATAATCACTTTTATGTTTAGAAAAACAATCAGACCAAGCTCCATAACTAATACCTATATTTTCTCTAATATTAATTTCTACTTCTGTACCTTGAATTTGTTTAGGAGTTATAGAAATTATTTCAGATAAATAAGAGTAGTGTTCTGGGGTTATATTAAAATTAAATATGATCTTGGATAGGGTGTGTTTTTTTGTTTGAAGAAGTTCAATTTGTTTTTTTAAAAAATATAATCTATCTTCTTTATATGATGGAGATTCCATACGTCTTTCTCCTAACCAAAAACTAGTAATAAAACAAACTTTATTATCCATAAGTCATTGATTCAATTGATATCCATTCCATTTGTAAATATTTTCTTTCTCTAATTATTTTACTTTTTTGGGTATAGTAAAAACCTAATTTTTTATATAATTCTTTTGCAAAATTATCCTCAAAAACCCATAATGAAGCATATTCTTTATCTTCAAGATAAGTTTCATAAGCCTGTTTTGCATAACCACGTCTTCTAAAATTAGGGTGTATATCACAACCAACTTCACCACCATTAGTTCTAAAATAGCCTACAGAATCCATTTGGATTAATTTTTGTTCTGTTACTACTTTATATGCCTCTATAATATACCATTTAGGTTTATTTTGCCTAAACCATTCTAGAGATTCTTTTAAAGTAAATTTAGAATTATTTTCTAAATTACATCTTGTGGAATCATCATTTCTAATTTCTAATAAAAAAGGTAAATCACCTTCAGTTAAAGGTCTTAAATTCATTATATAAATTTTGAAATAATTATATCGTGGATGATTTGTGCATTAGCTAATTGATCATTCCATAACATTCCCCCTGATGAATCTCTTTTATATTGAGAATTTCCTTCCCATTTAGGAATATATTTAACTATATGTAAATCATCTTCAAATGCTTCTTCTTTTCGTTCAGTAAGAAAAATACTTCTATCTGGGAGTGATTTAAATCTATCAATAATTTGTTTTCTTTCCCAATTACCATGAGCATTAAATAATTCAGAAGAAGACCAAATAAATATTTTTTCTGTTGATTTAATTCTATTTATTCTTCTAATCCATTTTTCTTTAAATGTTGATAAAGGAATTATTTGGTCTTTAAATTCTACGTAATGGTAGCTATTATCTTTAAAAGTAAGTTTAGATCTTGGATGGGTATGTATCCAATGAATTTCTAAATCTAAATGATGACTAATAGGATAATTATCAGGTATATCAGCTTCATCATTAATAACTCTAATATTTCCACAACTATTTTTAAAATTTATATTACCTTTGCTTTCTCCAAATACCATTTCAGCATTTAAATAAGTTTCATTGTGTTCACAAAATCTTAAATATTCTAAATCATCTAAAATTAAATTACCAATAGTAGGAGAATTATAAGAAGAATTAAATTTTTCATAAGTTCTCCAACCTAAACACGAATTTGATATTATAGAAAAATTATTTAAAGGTCCTTTATCAAAATTAAAAGGATAAGATGTGGTCTGAGAACCTAAAGTAATTTCTAAATAAGGGGATTTTAAAAAAGGTAAAACTACTGAAGATACTGAGAATGAATAATCAGTAAAAGATAAATTATTATGAGACATTATGTAAATTTCTCCTTCTAAATTCTTATCTTTAAGAATTACTTGAAGTGGAGTGTTTACCTCTTGTTTAGCAGTATAATGAATTCTTCCTCCATATGTAGCTTGGGTAATTTCAATCATTTTACCACCCTTTTTTAATACAATCTGCTATATATTCTCTTTCTTCTTGACTTATCCACCAACCAACAGGGATTGAAACTATATTTTTAATAATTTTGTCTAATGTTGGGAGATGAGAACGATATTCAGTTACACAAGTATGTTTATCATTTCGTTCATGAACTTGAGATACTGTAATATTACACTCATCCATCCACTTATAAAAACCAGGACGATTTTCTACTAACATAGAATAAATCCAAAATGCAGAATCATGACCTGGTTTGCGTTCTAGGAGAGTTACCCCAGGAATATTTTGTAATTCTTTATCATAATAAGCAGCATTTGCTTTATGTTTAGAAACAATTTCGTCTAAATGTTTAAAGTTTTCAATTCCAACAGTAGCACAAACATCATTCATATGAAATTTAAATCCCCATTCTTCGATATCAGCTTCACAACGAAAATCTTTTCTATCTCCATCACGGTCTATCCCATACCAACGAGCTAATTTACCTCTATCATGTAATTTCTTATGAGGTGAAAGTAATAAACCACCATCAATTGAAGTAATATGTTTAATTGCTTGTAATGAAAACATAGTTAAATTACCATGGGTACCAATAGGTTTACCTTTATAACTTGAACCAAATGAATGAGCTCCATCTTCAATTATAGCAGGTTTGAAACCATACATTTGGTATGTTTTATCTTGAATTTGTTTTATTCGATCTAAATCAATAGGATACCCACCCCAATGAACTAAAATAATAACTTTAGTTTTAGGAGTAATTTTACGAGCTAAATCATCAAGATCCATGTTTAATGTTTTTGGATCAATATCAACCCATTTTAATTTCAAACCATTAGCTAATACAGGCCAATTTGAAGCTGTACAAGTCATAGCAGTAGTTAAAACCTCATCATCTGAGGTTAATCCAGGCCATTGAGAATCAGGAGATTTCAATAAATGTAAGGCTAAATGCAATGCTGATGTACCCGCATTTACAGTTTGAATATAATCATGGTTAAAATGATTTTTTAATTGATTTTCAAACTCATTAACTTTAGGTCCTTGGCCAATATAACCACTATTAAGAACTTTTGATACTTCTTCAGCAGCTGTAGGTGCCATAAAAACTTTAAATAAATCTATTTTTTTAGTCATCTTTGATAAAGTTATAATATTTAAAATCTTCTATATTATCTGGGTGGAGATGAATATGTCGGCTTAATTTATTATTTATTAGAATAGTAATATCTGATATTTCTTCTGGGGATCCAAGAGGTTCTATAAACCAACGTAATTTTTTAAGATTTGGGAAATTCAAAACTCGAGAATTATTAATAATAACAGTTACATTACAAGGTTTATTTGATGATTCATTCCACCCTACAAATACAATTTGATTAATTTTTGGATCATAAACAGGAACAGCCCATTGCATATCTAGATCTAAAGCATGAAAATTAACTAACCTTATTTGATTGCCATTCTGAGTAAGAAGTTTATGGTCCTTAAATAAAACTTTATTATTATTTGCTGTATATATATCTTCGGTTCTTTTTTCAGTAGTTTTAATAGAAGCATTTTCTAATTCTTCTTTTATAGAATCACTAGTATAATTAAACGCTCTTTCATCTAAAGAAGAAATTTTAGCAGCATGAAAACATCCTAATCCCCATTCAATGTTAATTTCCCCATAACCATTAGGTTTTTTATATAATACAGCATCGTAATCATCTAAAACCTTAGAATTATCATAAAATTCAGTAAAATCTTTATAATAAGCATCATATTCAGTTATATGAATTTTTTCATAACCAAAAGTTTTAGCTAAGGAATATCCAGTAATTAATTGTTTATGTACTGGAAGGTAAGTGTTTCCAGCTCCAAAAAAGATAGATTGAATATGTTTATTTTCAGGGTGAAACCATGGAGAATTTTGATACTTCCATTCAGTTAATAATTCATTATCTTTATCATAGATTGCCCAATCTACTTTTTCTTGTACATCCGATGTAATAGGGGTATGACTTACAACCATAATATCAAAGTCATCTCTAATTGGTTGTAACCCTAAAACTAAATCAAGTAATATTTTTCTTTTTTCAGTATTAGGACAATGTGCTGTTATGCAAATTAAGTCTTTCACAGTTTATTTTTTCCATAAACCACGCTCTACTAATTGAGCAATGATACCATAATTTACAATATCTTGATAAGTATCTGTTAGAGGTTCGTTATTAATAACTTTATTATTAATTAATAGATTTTTCCACCTACTAATTTTATCACTTATTCTATACCAAAGTCCTGTAAGAGCAAAAGCCCTTTCTTCTTTAGTAGCAAGTAAAGTCCCAGCACTGATATTAGCCATACCATAGTCCAGATGTTTTTTGCTGAATAGCTCCAGTTGCTCTTCCACGACAGCCATATAACCATTGTAAATATGAGGATATTCTTTTTTAATAATTTCACTTGCTTTAATATTAGAACCTAATTTTTTTTCCATTTTAAATAACTTGTTTTTTAACTAAATATTTTTCAATTGCATCTAATCTATCATCAGCATCAGCTAACATTTCAAGAGCTTCATTTGCATTTTTATAAAAATCATCTGTTGAATGATCTCCAATACCTGCTGGGTGGTTTTCTAGTAAGTCTAGAGTTAATAATGCTTTTGCTTTATCGGCTTCTGCTGTAGATTTAAGCATTTTTACTAAAGTACTCATAATTGGGCTTTTTGAATTAATTTATCAACTTCTTCTTCTTCAACTCCTAATTCCCAAAGGATACTTCTAACACTAACACCTAAAATATCAATATAATGATCAGCTTCACCTAAGGAGCATTCATAATAATCAGCAACATATTCAGCTAATTCTTGATAATTTTTTTTCTTTTCGTTTTTAGTATACTTTAACCAGACTTTTTTCTTTGGAATCATTTCTTTATATATGGAATAAATTTGTTTCTTATTTTGTGGATTAATTTTTTGAATATAATTTGCAATATCAATGTAATCTATATTCATAGATACATATCTATGTATCATGTAAGAATTAAACTTATCCCATGATTCTTCCGAAATTTCTGTAATAGGAGTTTTATTGACTGTTATCTCAGTCAACCACTCGAAGAGGTTTTTCGGGCTGGTCATCTCTTAATTCTTTTGGTAGGGTTGCTTGTAAAATCTCTCCACTAACAGAATCATAAAAAATGGGAATAGGCATCATAGCGTCTTCATCTGTTCCAGCTACAAATTTAGAAATTTTTCTAATAAGAAATCCTTGAGTCCAGATTTTGCCGTTTTTGTGTTCTACAGACTCGGTATTATTCAAGTCAATGTTCATTTGAGGTTGTTTTGCCATCTTTCTAATTTTTGTTTTGTTTATAATCTAAAATAAAGCCAATTAATACTATTATATTCATACCTAAGCTGGCTAAGATCTCATGTATGTCTTCATAAATTGTAGTCATTAAATGGATATGACCAACCATCCAAAAAGGTACGGCTAGATTTTGGCTAATCCAAATAATAGTGAATTTAAGGAAGTTCTTCATATTCTATATTTTCTATTGCTCTACAAAAATAAAGCATTCCATTTTTTCTTAAAACTGTATCACAATGCCAAAGTGATTTAAGATCAGAAATACCTTTTAAAAATTTAGGTGTTTCAGGTAGGGTGCGAATTAATTTAAAATGTCTATCTCCAAAAATTAAAATTTGGTAATTCATGTTATTTTAACTCAATTAACTTCTGTATAAGTGCCATACAGTTTATTTCTTTATCAATGCGGAAGTTGGATTGGTAACTATATTCGTTAATATAAATCGCAACCATTCCTTCACGACCACTTGCATATACATGAGCGTTATCATAAAGATAACGATAAAGCTCTTCAAAATCACTAACGTTTGCATTAGCAATAATTTGACGTATTTCACGCCATTTAGGTTTAGCATTACTTAATTCTTTAAGTATTGATGTCATATAATTAGATGACACTAATACTGATTTATCTATAACTAATTTATTATCCTGAGTTGATAGTTGAGCAGTATTAAGACATTTACGTAAATCTGGGTAAAATTGGTTGGTAATTGTTTTGATATCTTGTAATTCAAAACTAGTATTTTCTTCTTCTAAAATCCAAGCAATGTGTTTAGCAACATCACCTTTACTAGGTGGGATAACCTTAAGTACTTGACAACGCGATTGAAGTGGATCAATAATGCGTTCAACATAGTTACAAGTCATAATAAAACGTGTACTACGTGAAAATGTTTCAATTACATTTCGAAGTGAAGCTTGTGCCTGTATCGTAAGAAAATCCGCCTCGTCCAAGATAACCACTTTGAGTGGTTTGAATGAAGCACTGCTAGCAAACCCGGATACTTTATCTCTAATAGTTTCGA